TTCTCAATAGAGAATGCCATTTCTGCATAGTTTGTACCGTTACCGTCGCCTAGAGCTTCAGCCGCAGCAGTTGCCATACCTGCACCTGTGTCAAACAGTGAAGTATTACCTGTGCCTGCACCACCAGTTGAACCAACCTGTGCACCTGTACCTGCGTGAGTTGTATCTGCCTCACCATAGAATGCCTCGTTACCCGCTTGAGTGTCATAGCGTGAACGCATTGCAAAGATAAGACCTGTTGGGCCAGTCATTGGCTGAACACCACAGATATCATATGCAATCAAGTTTGGCATAGAACGGCGAACAAGTGAAATCAACACTGGGTCATAACCAGCAGTTGGTCCACCTTCAGGAGAGCCTGAACCGAAGCCACCAGTACCAGCATCATTGGTAGGAGCTTCTGTAAGCATGCTCATGTTAGCAGAAAGATCACCAGATTCCTGTAGGGCTTTTTCTGTGTTCTCCAGAATTGTAGCCGTTACGGACTTACGGTGAGAGTCCTGAATAGGTGAAAAAGATTCGTGCTCAAGGATTGGCCCCCACTTTTTCACAAGCTTTTGATAGTTTGTCTCTGACATATTTCTATCTCCTTGTTATTATTTGATTACTGTTAATATTTATAAAAATTTAATTTTCAATTATTTTCTTGCGTTGAGCGCCTCAACAAGAGCGTTGACAGAAGCATAGTCAGAGACTGTCTTCTTCACCGTTTCCTGTTCTTCTGTGATAATCTCATCTTCCTCATCAAGAACATCTTCTGTTGTCGTAGCCGAGGTTGACTCCGAGACGAAGGTCTCCCTAATTGTGTTGAGGTTTTGAGTATACTCATCAATGTCTGACGTATCAAGTGTTTCAGCAAGAGTACGTAGTCTCTCTTTTTGAGTGACAGTCAGATCGGAAGTAGATTCCTCAAAAACTTTAGCACATTTTAGAGAGGCAATCTCTTTTGTGAGCTCAATATTTTCATTAACGACCTCATTGGCACGATCATTAGATTCTGCCAATTCCTCTTCCAAATCTTTGACGATATCAAACTTCTCGTCATCGATTTCGATGTTATGCTCAGTGAATAGATCTTTCAATCCATCCATAAGCGATTCTGCCATTTCTACCTTGATTCCGGCTTCAATAGCAACTTCATTCTCTGTCATCCATTCATTGACTACATAGTCAAGATAGGAATCAAGATTATCAACGATCTCTGTAACCTTTGATTCAACAGCTTCAGACAATTCAGTTTCAAGCTTTTCGTTAAGCTCTTCTTCGATTTTCTGAACACGAGCCTTTACAGACTCATTAACTGCCGCTTCAAAAACAACGGAAATCTTAGATTTAAATTCTTCTGAAAGATCCATGCCTTCGATAATTTGTTGGATTGATTCCTCAACCTCAATTACCTCTTCTTCCACAACTTCGATTTGCTCATCAGTTGCTTCAACTTCAGCATCTTCCTTCACACCACCGGCTTTATCGCCAGCAGCAGGTGTTACGGCATCCATTTTTTCTTCTGGCTTGCCTTTCTTCTTTTTGTCTTCGCCACCGGCTGGGGTTACAGGCTCTGGTACGCTTGAAACACCGTCATCGGCAACGAATCGCTTTCCTTTATCTTCTGCCATTGGTATTCTCCTCTGTTCGATTATGAATTATTTATTACTAAAATATTTATAAAAATCACTTTTTTAACGAAGAAATAAACGTTTCAAACATCCGTGCCGCAGCACTTTCATCGATCGTATGTGTGATTCTGTTATAACGTACTTTAGCTTCCTTCTGTATTTCCTCAATAACCTCTGCAACTTCTTCTTGGACCTGAGCAGGCAACCAAGCGTTAGAAGCAATGTCATAATAGTATTCCACATTTTCCATGATTCCATTTACAAAGGCGCTAGGAGCAGAAGGATCAGTTACGATGTCAACAGTTGAAAGATGAAAGTCTGGTTGTACTTCCATAATACCATCTTTAGTTTGTTTAACGGAACCTAAGCCTCTTGTGGATACACCAATTTTAACCCCTTCATCAATGAAGGTTTTAACAATCTCACCCATTGGAGTTCCAAGAATTTTGGCCTTACCATAAAAGTTAGAACCATCTCTTTTCAACTCAGTAATGAGGTGCGAAACTCTGTCGCCGTTGATCTGTGGCCCATCTGGGTGGCCAAGTTCACCAAGCGATCTTTTTTCGTTAATAAAATCTTTTTGGTATCTTTGCATTTCCTTGTCAAGAATGTCACTAGCGTATACTCGACCGTTACGATTCTTGATATCGCCTTGCATAAAAATACCTTCGATGAAGTAAGACTTTTTGCCTTCCTCACTTGCTTCGGTAAGTACCTCGCAATCTGTAACCTCGGTTATAAGCTTCATAGTAATATACCTTTTCTTTATAATTTTATTTTATTTATAACTTATTCAGCTTCCTTTGCAAATGCAATAATGTCCTTAAATCCTTGCGAATCCTTCATCATTGTGGATTCCATTTCCTTACGGTTTTTAGGATTTAGAGATTTCATTACGTCATTTAGCATTTTAGCTTCCTGAGCAGATACCTTGACTGATTTGCCATCTTTCAACCTCATCATCCCAGGCTTCACACCTTCCTTTAGAGACGATGGTCTTTTACCTGACAAATAATGATGTAAGGCTTTTTCATGAGCCGCTGCATCAGCTGATTTATTAGCACCAACAGTACGTGTAGACATTAGAGCTTCTGCTGAGTCCTTATCTGTGTCTCTTTGATATACGTGGTGATTAGTTGTGGCACCTGTTTTATTATTTGTAACTTTGACATGAACTGTATCGCCGTATTCACCTGGTTCATTGTGATGTGGGATTCCAGCCTTTGTCATCTTTGATCTTTTTGCCGCTACGTGAGATGGAGCACCTTCACTGCCACCCTTTTTCTTAGGGCCGACCGTAAATGTATAATGTCCATGGTCCACAGTACCTTCTTCCAATGCCTCATAATATGATGAATACATTGGATAACCAGCCGCCAATTTAATGATATCTTCATCATCGTCATCATCATGCGGAGGTTCATATCTCTTACCTTCGGCATATGCATGAAGTGTTTTCAATTCGCCGTGAGCCGCGGCCAATTTGTTCTGGAACCATTCTTCTGGATCCATTGTGGTATCCGTAATAAAGTCCTCGATTTCTCTTGCAGCATATTCAATGAATCTTAGTTGACCGACCATCATAGGAATCTCTTCAGATGGATCCTCGTTCAATTCAGTAGATTCATACTTAGGAGCCCGATCAAGTTTTGCCTGACCTTCTTTTCTCTGAGAATGAGCCTGATCATAAGCCGTTTCATCCTGGCCTTTCATATAATCAGCCAATCGCTTTTTCGGCATTGCCTTTGGCTTGTAACCTTCCTGGTCACCCAAACCTAGCGGATCAATAATCTCTACTTGGTGTTGGTCTTTAAATTTCTTTTCCTCGGCGCCTTTGGGCTCTGCGACCTCAGAAAGAATGTTTCTAAACCTTTTCATTTTTCGATTCCTATAAGTTGTTTAATTTTTATTTTATTTATTAAAGTTCAGGTTCTTGTGAATTATCAGTATCAATGTCAGCATCTGGATCTGGTTCAGATTCCTTTTCTGCATTCATTCTTTCCTGTTCTTCTTTCCATTCATCTTCCGTGAGCTGAAGAACATTTTTGACAACCCATTCTCTAGAATAATATGTACCAACGTGATCCTCTACCTCTCGTAAGGTAGACATACGTTCTCTAAGAATTTCCGCATCTTTGAGTTCATCAAAGTAATTTTCTTGAATAAAGTCATAACGAATATTATTTCTGATTTCAGCAAAATCCTCTGGTCCCATAATACCTTTAAGAATAAGCTGCTTTTCAAGAATTATACTGAATAGCCAAGAGAATCGAGCACGAAGCCGCTTTACAAACTTACCAAATTTAACCTCATCACGACTGATCTCAGAAACACGACCAAATGAGTACATTGTTTCCGGCTCAAGTCTTGATAAAGGAACTTTCAATGACTTATACAATTTCCGTTGAAAATACTGTAGGTTTGTATCATCGGTTAAACCAGCCGCATTTCCACCAGCCATAACGTCAACCTCTGTTGATCTTTCCCCGCCTCTACGTGGGAACCAAAAGTCTTCTGTCATGGTCATCATTTTACGAGAATCAGATATTTCACCAGTGGATGAGTTATACTGAAGCTTGTTTTTATGGCGAATCATCATATCTCGCAGATATTGTTCAGCCTTCGATTTAGGTAGGTTCCCAACATCAATATAGAAAATTCGTCTTTCAGGAGCTCGTGTAAGAGTGTAAATGACTGTAGCATCTTCGAGCATCCTTAATTGGTTTAATGGTTTAATTGCTGGGTGCAAATTTCCTAAAACCATTGAGTTATTTTCGTTCATAATACCAGATGTTACTCGAGCAATGGAATCCTTTGAGATTCTATAACCTTGAGTATTGCCACCACTGGCACCAGAATTTGTATTAGTAAACCCACTCTCAGAATATAGATAATATTCATTTTTTAGTTTTTTGGTCGGCACACCGGAATGTGGATCCTTTTTACGTTTATCAACCTCTTTTACAAGTTTAATTTTTCGTGGGTCAATATAACGTAATTCGATAATACCGCGCTTTAGATCATCATTGTCAATAATAATATGATAATTTAGTCTTCCGTCAACATAGAACTTACTGAATGTATCATAACCGTTATTAGTAAAATCAAGTAATCTTAAAACGTTTTCAAATTCTTCTGATACTTTTTCTTTTACCTTATCCGGCAGATCCGTATCTTCCAAGACAATCTCAACAACCTGATCATTAACATCAATAGAAATTGCTTCGTTTACAATCTCATCAATGGCCTGCGCAATTTCTGGTTGATTTGCCATACCACGATATTTTGTGACAAGCTCAGACTCACTTTTAGCAGCACCCTCCATATCAAGAAGAGTGCCATAAAAGCCACCTAAAGCATTACCAACTGTAATGGCACCATCATCATTAAGAGGCTCAGCGAACGAAACCGGGGCATTTTGGGCCTCGTCCACTTCCCTCTTTATTTCAAAGCCGAATAATTTCAAAATTTTATTCCTTCATTAATATAGTAAATTATGTAGTTGGAATACCAGTAACGCCCTCAACTCTCCATAGATCGTATTGGAAGGTCACTGAAAACTCCTCGATTGTGTCTGTAGCACTCCAATCCATTGGAATTCCTTCGACAGCAATTGGGAACATTCCTTCAAAAATATATGAACGTAGTGCATTACCATCTTTACTGAATTGTGTAATGACACCATTTGATTTATATTGTTGTGGAAGTGCCCTTGTATTGGCATCATGCGAATTGATAGCATTTGTCCAGGCTTCCATTGCATTTCTGATAAGGAAATCCTCATCATTAATAACCGTTACGGTCCAATCCTCAAAAACTCTATCTCCTGCGTATTTAACATTCCTACCGAAGTATGGAACCGTATAGGCACCCAAGCTAGAGCTTGGGATACCAGCGGCACGTACCATGAAAGGAACCTTAAAGTCGGCCTCGGGAGCAATAGGATTCAAGATTTGACATTGGAAGAGCGTAGGACGAGCGCCACCACCGACTAGTTGTGATTTAAACTCGTTTATATTAAAACTCATATCTTCTCTCCTCGTTTACTTTTATTTATGTCAACTGACCGACAATCTCATCAAATTCTACACCACTTCTTGTGGCCACGAATGTCAATTCAATGACGTTGATGGATCTAGCAGGTTTGATAAAGATATTAGCCCTAAACTTATTAGCATCAACCACCGTTGGAGTATTTATTGATGCATCCGAAACGATACGGAAGTCAATAATACCTCTACGCCCTTGAATATCTCTTAGGAATGGATCAATTGCATTTTTAAACTGAGTTTGAGTAAATTCGTCATTCAGTTCAAATAGGAATGATTGAGATGCATTCGCAATGGCTTTTTCAACTGCAATAAACAGTCTGCGAACATTCAGTCTATCAAATGCACTAGTTGTTCCAAGCCCTGTCTTATCACCAAATAGAACAATACCTTGTCCAACCTGTGAAATTACTGGGTTAACATCCGCTGCATATAGCTGATCACGTTGTGCCTTATCTGGATTAAATGCAAGTTTAACAACATTTTTGATAACACCTTTTCTGAAGCCAGCAGGTGATTCCCAAGATTCAACACGAGCAGCAAGACCGGCCATATCACCATTCAATGGAACCCAACGATATACGTCGTTATACTTATCGAAGCGATATTTATAGCCTGAATCCATAAACCAATAAGATGAATTTTGGATCTTATTACGATACCCAATAATTGCATCTAGTTTAGCTTGAGTTGTTGCTGCAGTAGCACTTGTTCTGTCTGGTGAAATAAATGCAACCGCATCCTTTCTGTAATCAACGACATTTGAAACAATATAATTTGCCACATTACCTGCAGTATCACCTTTACCTTGCATCACGAAT